AATTTGTGCCATAATTATTTTTATAAAGTTATTGTGACAAATGGAGTTGTTATTGCAGCCATTGCGTATGTACTTCCAAAAGTCGCTGGAGCTGAACCAAAAGTGTAAGTTGAATCTGTAATACTTGACGCATTCGTTCCCGCGCCAATAAGTCCAATCGGCATTAATGAAGCTACAAAAAACGCTGCAACCGTACAAGGTGCGACTCCGCTATGCGTTCCAATCCAATAAGTAGTTCCTGATTTAAAAGTAAATGCTGTTGTTACTGATTTTTGACTTGTTGTTGAACAATCCAAAGTGGCACTTTCAAATAATTTTGTATTTGGTACTCCGTTTAAATCTGAATAAATTAAAATCCTTGAAACTGCCGTAGCCACTCCTGTGGTTACATTTATATTAAGAGAATTAGATGTAATTGTTTGAGCTGGAACGTATGGTAATAAATGTATTCTATTTAATGAAGTCGCAGCGGTTGTGCTGGCAGTACCATTTATATTTGTAGTTGTTGAATTTCCTGATGTTGGTTTTATAAATGTATGATTCCCTGAAGTTAATTTAATCCAATTACTATTATTATATTGAAACAAAGTTGACAAAGTGGTATCGTAAACAACCAATCCCTCAGCAGGAGTTGCAATTGCGTTCTTTTGAACGGTTGTCATTCTCGGAGGTAAAAATCCTTTTGTAGTGGATGTTAAATCTAAAATACTTGACGCGTTTGGACTTGATGTTCCAATACCTAAATTACCCGCAGCATCAAGACGCATTCTTTCAGAATTCGCTGTTCCCCAAATTTGCACTCCTGTACCCGTTACCCAACCATATATATGCGAGTTCGCTTGTGGTTCTATAGATATTCTACCACTTGCAGCAGAAAAAGAACCCGTTGTTATTATATTTAATCCATTTCCATACCCTTGAACAATTGGATAATTTCCACTACTAGTTCCCATTGTTACATAAACAGTAGCTCCGCTATTCGCTACAATGTTTCCTCTAACATTTAAAGCGGTATTTCCTATTGCAATTCCTGTTGCTCCTATTGTAGTAGGATTATTTATTGTCACTAAACTGCCGCTATCTTGTATTGAGCTATTACCCAAAGTACTTGCTCCTGTAAATTTAGGTAAATAGTTAGTCGTTCCAGTTCCTGTAATTGGATTGATTAACGCGTCTTGCTTTCCGTTAAAAGTATTCCAATCGGTATTGCTTAACGCTCCTCGATTTGTAGCCGATGCCGTTGGTAAATTAAATGTATGTGTTTCGCTTAAACTATTAATATTAAAATCTGTTCCGCTTGTTCCGACAGCTAAATATTGTGTATTTGTAGTCAATCCATTTAATGAAGTTACACCACCTGAAAATGTAGTGATAACTTCGCATAAGTGACTATTCTCTGTATGTAATGTTGCTGTTCTGCCTCCTGAATTGTTAACTATATAAACCCTAATAGCAAGTCTATCCGTAACTAATAAAGGCGTTGTAGGTACCGCTAATGAAGTTAAATATAAATCTATACTTGTACCTCCTGTTATATTTTCAGGTACCGCAGAACTTGATGCAATACTTGTAAAAGTTGCACCATCATATTTTAATAATTCAACATAAAAAGCAGGAGTACCGCCATTTGATGACATTGAAAAGAACATTTCAAAATTCCAAGCTCCACCTGGTATCTCTGTTCGATTTGGGTTTCCAACATCAGTTAAAAACTGAGATATTAATCCATTTCCTGATTTAGTAAAATCTGTACCTGCACCAATGATAGCTGTATTCGATAGTTGTTTATAAGTTGCTACCGATGCGTTAACACTTCCGTTTAAATAATAATTAACAGACGAGCCTCCCCCTCCACCACTTGGTAAAGTTGCCAGTTGACCATCGCCTCGAATATATTGTGCCGAAGTTCCAGCAGCGGTTACGGCTATTGTGCCATCAGAAGTCAAAGGACTATTTGCAACACTAAAAGCAGTTGGCATTGTTAAACCTACGGAAGTTAAACCACCCGCAGGAATATCGTTTAAAGTTATAAACGGATTCACTCCATCCGCTCCATCGTTTATTAAATCACTCGTTAATGTTGGAATAGTTGGAATATCAATTGTCAAAGCAATCGTTCCTGATTGGTCTGGTAATGTATAACCTTGACTACTTGTTAAACCTCCGAAACCAAGAGTATGAATAAAGCCAGTATTTGGGTCAAATTTTCTTATACTATCATTGTCAACTTCAAATATTTTAGCGTCATTATTATTGGTAATAGTAAAAACTTTTTCATTTTGAGATAAATAACCATAATTAGAATTTGCGTCATCCCATAAACCAACTTTACCAACTTTTGCGTCTAGAAACGAGGTGTTTCCATTTGTCAATACATCGTCTAATGTATTTGCCGAAGGCGGTATATCATTTAAAGTTATAAACGGATTCACTCCATCCGCTCCATCGTTTGTTAAATCCGATGTTTTTGTAACTGCTGCTGGAATTATTGGCTTGTTTAAAATTTCAGCAACCCCGCTAATTGCATTCCAATCGCTATTGACTTGAGCTGCTGGGATTATTGGTTTATTTCTTATATAGTCAGGAGCTTGGTCGTCTGTTTCATTCCAATCGCTTTGAACTTGCTCACCGATAATTCGATTTATATTTATAATATAGTCATTTGGATTTGCTATAATTGTAACCTCGTCAACCGCAACCTGTACATTGATATCAATTGTTTCAACCACGACTGCGGCATTAACAACGATGTCATTAATTGTGTCTTGTACTATTATATCTACGTTATCAGCCATTTTTTATCGTGTAATGTCATCTGTTATTGTAAAAAACCCACTCACCCAAGTATTAACTTCGCCACTCGCAACCGTCACCTGAATATCGTATCTATAATTACAGGCTTGGATGTCGATAATTTGCTCATCAATACAAAACTCGCCATTTGTTGGATCAAAAATAGTTAGCGTTGGAGTGTACGCTACAACCCCTCCAGGCTCTTTACGAAGTTGGATTTTTACATCACCACCCGTTAAATCCAAAGGGAATGTATTAATGTTTATTTGAAAGTCCGTTTGTTTGAACGTGTCCCCTCTTTTTGTTGTGAAGTTTAATGTCGATGCCATTTGTTAAAAATAGTTTTAATTTTTTAATATTTTCCTCTGTTCTTTTATCGGTTTTTCTCATATTTTTAATATGGTCTATCGAGCCACCATTTGCCACAAATTAAATTCGAGCGCATTGGGTTGACTATATTTGTTGAACTGCTTACATATTCAGGTAAATGGTTTTTATATAACCATCTTAACATTCGATCCTGATACATTTCCGACTTCAATCGCATATTATTAACAAGGTAATCGACTTCGGTTTTATCAATAGCAACTGAGTTGTCAGGTTGAGCCTTAAAAATACCATTGTTATTTACTTTGTAAGCACCGATTAACAAATATTCAACCGCTGCTGCTGCAATTAAGAACGGTACGATGTAACCTTCATACAAGGTTAAATATTCCCCAATTAAATCGTCACCTTCGAAGTCATCGCAAATTTTATTGTAAAGCGTTTCGCCTAATATTTCCTCAAGTCTAATGCGTTGAGCGTCTGCGATACAAGGTATATATAAATCGACATCAATATTACCACCCAAAAGAGTGTTTTTTGTCAATTCGTTTTCTTTTAAAAGGATTATCGTTGCCATTTATTGTCTATAATTTGGAGTTAATGACCAAAAGTTATTGCTCTCTGAAGCGGTTTGCGCAACTTCAATTTCATTTTCTTGCCATTTCGCATTCGGTCTGTCTTTTGGATCAAGTTCTAAAATCATTTTTCGAGCTTCGTTTACTGAAATTTGTGTATTGTTTTTTCTTAAATAAATTTTACGCATCCAAAAATGATTGCAATTAACACCACCTTTATAAAGCCAAATTGAATAGTCATCAGCTCCATTCGGGCCGAATCCTTTATTAACTTGTTTTGAACCTGCCAAAGTGATATCCTCTTTGCGATATGTACGCCCTGAGCTTACCATTTTTTGACAAAAATCACGCTCCGCACCCAAACGACCTTCGTATGTATATCGAATTTTAAAAAGCGATGTATCTTGTTCGCTTTTTACATTTGGAAAACTTGCAAATGACTTCGCTAAACTTAAAGTGATTTCATTTATTTCCAAATCTTTTGAAACTGGAATCGCATCAACTTCAATCCATTGCTCTTCGTCTATTATTTCGCCCATTTCAATAAGCGCATCGGCAATTTCTGACAATCCGTTGTCTTCTTTTGAGCAACAAATATGATTTGATAATTGTGTTAATGGAGCAGTTTGATTTGAAAATAAAGACTGAGCAACCGCTGCTGGAATATTTAGGAATTGTACTAAGAAAACAATCGCTTGTTCCGTTGTTAAAATACCCTCTTTTACTTTTGCAAAAATATCAATTGCCGAAGCGATTTGCGCACCATTATAAGAAACCGCCGCATCGCTTGTGGCTTTGTCGATTCCGCTTACATCAGTTCCGATTGCATTTGTAACAATATCCTCAGCTCTTAAGTTTTCAAATTGTAAGTCCAAAGTAACTCCGTTTACAGCGAAAATTTCCATTAAGCCATCCAAAATAATTTCCTGCTTTGGCTTAATTACATTTATCATTAACTCCTCAAAACCGACTCTTATTTCGTCAGCAGTTGAACTGAATCCGTTTGCCGATGTAATTCCAACTAACATTGGGGATGTTAATTTGTGCGAGGTGCAAAGTTGTTGTCTTGCCTCAGCACTCAAATATTGATACTGCTGATGTGCATCCGAAACCTCCAAAGCCGAAATCGTAATTTCTGAATCTTTGTTATCATTCCAATTTAAGAAAAATGCTCCAGCGTTTTGCGAACCTGTCAAATGGTTTCTAATTTGTCGCGTA